AGGGCGCGATTGGCAGAAGTCGATCTCCTCAAAGGTGTCTGTCACCCCCTCCAGCTTCATTGTGAACCCCAGGGCCAAAAAATGCCCCGGGATCGCCTGCATTAGCATTGCTACGTGGCGTCTCTCGACCATCAGAACACAGTCGTCTCCGTCATTCAGGAACCGGACAAAGCGGGTCATGCCAAGGTCTTGCACAAGGGTCCACGTCATGCCGCACATCAGCAGCACGTTACCCAAGGCAGTGGCCATATCACCGCTCATCCGCCCGCCGTTCTGGCGGTACTTAATGTACCCGTCTGGAGCGCGAAGGTAGCCCTTATTCTCGCGCGTCTGGCGCAGGAGGTCCCGGAAGTAGCCATCCCCCGGGTAATACCTCTCATACACCGAATGCTCCCACTCCAACGCTTGAAGTGACACATGCTGGTCAAACCGTGAGGCGTCCATAAGGATCGCCACGGGATCAGCAAGGTCCTCCCAGTGCTGGCGCAGAACGGAAGCTCGCGCGTGAGCGTTAAGGCCCTTCGCAACAACTGTGCCCCCCCACACCTGATTTATGCTATCGTACACGTCATGCTCTATGGGTTTTATGTAACATCCAATGACACAGTTGAACCGTCGGTTGCGCGGCTGTATTATACGTGGTGCCCCATCCTTGGCGACAGAGATTAACTCCGCCTTCAAGAAGGTATCCACGATAGCGTCGGCTTTGGTCAGCTCACGGATTTTGAGCGAGTCGAAGGCGAGCTCATTCAGCAGGCGCTTGCGGCCCCGGTAGAAGCCCAAGAATTGCTCCTCGGACACCGGGGCGGTCTCATACGCCAACCTAGCTAGTCTCTCCCCAAACCTCCTTAGCCGACGCCGGAACGCTCCCGCCCGAGGGGTGGGCGGGCGTGCGAACCCCCCGCCGGGGGCCTGCACGAAAAATAAGCGCTCCAATACGCCGCGACAACCATTGGCAAAAGTGTTATTGTGAACTCCGTAGAGAAGCCCGTAGCCCAATTGTACGAACCTCTGGACCCTACGGACTTTGGTGATCCCGCCCAGCTCTCTAACCGCTTCGTACGCGCCATCCAGCGCCGCCACCATCCAGTCCGGGACGGTGGTGACGGTGTTCGTACCTTCGGTGAAAACTGGGCCCCCCTAGAACGGCGACTGCGGATTCGGCAGGTGGTACTCCGCTAACAGCGCCCTGACGGCGCGGTCCTGTAGGAGCATCCTGGCCTGGGACTCTGTGTACGTGGGGACGAACACCAGCGCGACGGCCGGGTCCACGTATCTAGCGACGTCCACAATCCGCAT